AATGACTATGATACTGTAACACCCGGAACTACAATCCGTGAAAGGATTTTGAAAATTGCGGGTATTCAGGATATCAAGGTTATTGATCGTCTAACTTCTTCAAATGTTTTGCTGGTGCAAACCACCTCCGATGTAGTTCGTTTGGTGCGTGGTCTTGGTATGCAGAATGTACAGTGGCAAACCGAAGGAACTTTTGTGAATAAGTATAAGGTACTTACCATTCAGGTTCCGCAAATCCGTTCTGATTATAACGGACGTACCGGGATTGTTCACATGAGTTAAAATTGATTATTCACTAATCAAGTGATTTTCAATTTAATTTTAATATTTTAATTCGTTTAATCATGGAACGTAAACGTAGAGTAAAAAAAGTAGAACCTGTTACCGTTGTAACGGAAGAAATTGTACAGGAACCGGTTGTAGTTGAACAACCTTTAGAGGAAGTACCTGAACCTGAACCTGAACCTGAAATAAAGGATACAAAAACAAAGTGGCGTAAAGTAGGACGTGGTTGTTTGGTAATTCGTGGGCAAATGATACGTCCAAATCAGGTATTTTTAGCGGAAGCTACGGATATTCCTGAAAGTTTTAAAGATTTGATTGTACCTGTTCCGGATTCAATCATTATAACACGCAAACCACCCCTGCCGGAATTAATAATTCAACGTCCGGTAATAAATCGCCCACCACCAAAAGGAGAAATACCACGTGCTGAAGATTCAAAAGACCCTGCAATGCAACCAAAAAGTTCACAATATGAATTAAAAATTCATCCCGGATCACCTGAATTATGGGATATTGTTGATAAACAGGGAAAGGTATTAAGTGAAAATCCACTTTCTTACGTTGATGCAACGAATTTAATCGAAGCGTTATGAATTGGGAAGTCCCTGCTAATTTGTGGAAAAACGGAGATGTTTGGATTATTGGTGGAGGGGCATCAATCACTAAGCAATTCAATATACCAAATGATATTGTAGATAAGGTAGGTCGTGGTGAATTACCGCTTTCTTCGTATAGCCCATATATGAAAAGTATTCATGGGAAACACGTTATTGGTATAAATGTGGCTTATATGTTGGGGAATTGGGTAGATATGACTTTTTTTGGTGACAATAATTATTTCTTGAATCATAAAGACGATATGTACTACAATTTCCCAGGCTTAAAAGTTGGTTGTGCGAATGCTTGTCAACGTTATCCTTGGGCTAAGTTTCTTTGCAGGGATAACCGTAAACCATTTGGTATTACCAATATTCGTAAAGCTATTGCGTGGAATGGAAATAGTGGTGCTGCTGCGATTAGTGTTGCTGCAAATGCAGGGGCAAAACGCATATTTCTGCTTGGATTTGATATGTGCTTAGATGATACAAATGCGACACATTTTCATAATGAATATCGTAAAGGACAAGATCGTAACATACCTAAGGATGAAAAGAAATTGCCTTATCAAAGGCATATAAGAGGGTTTCCTACAATATTGGCTGATGCAATGCAAAGGGGTATTGAAATAATCAATGTAAGCCCTACCAGTGCAATTACAGAATTTAAAAAAGTAAGTTTAAGTGAAGCCTTAACATTATGAAAATAACGAATTGTCCAATATTAGGCAATAAAGATGGTGTTGAATTTCTTAATTTAGGAAATATTCCACTTGTAAACAATCTTTGTGATACACAACAGGAAGCATTAGATTGCAAACGATTTCCACTTGCTGTTCAGTTTTTTAGGGAAAGCAAAGTTATTTGTTTGACTGAAACCGTAGATAAAGATAATTTATTTCTCCACTACTTATACCAATCAAGTGTAAACAAGCCTTATTTAGATCATTGTGCTGAAATGTATGATTACTTATCACATATAATTGAATTTAAGGATAATGATTTGGTATTGGATATAGGTGGAAATGATGGTGGATTACTTAAAGAATTTCGTAAGGAGAACCGCAATCTTCATTATGTTAATGTTGATTGCAGTCGCAGTTTTATTGACATTAATCGTCAATCTGGTATTGATTATATTAACGAGTATTTTGGGGAAAGTATTTCTTTGCCATACAAAGCAAAGCTGATCACTTCAACAAATGTGTTTCAGCACACGGAACCTTTGCGGTCATTTGTAAGGGGTATTCGTAGGAATTTGTCAAATGAGGGTGTATGGTGTTTGGAATTTCCGTACATACTTACCACACTTGCAAATGATAATTATGACCAGGTTTACCATGAACACGTTTATTACTTCTGTCTGCAAAACATAGTTGATATTGCAAAACAGGAAGGGTTGAAAGTGGTAAATGTATCATACCATGATATGCACGCAGGCACATTACGGGTATTGTCCGTAAAGGAAACTTCCCGTAGGCAACCTGATAGTACAATTCTTTCATTTCTTAATCTTGAAAAGACCCTTACGGAAGAATATTGTTTGAAATGGGGAAAACGGACAATGGAAAAGATTCAAAAGTACAAGGAATTTATTGGTGAACTTGTCCGACAGGGTCATTCCGTTGCTTGTTTTGGTGCAGCGGCAAAGGGTTGCGTGTTTTTAAATTCTTGTGGATTGGATAATACGATGATAAAATTTATCGTTGATGACACACCTTTTAAGCAAGGTAAGTTTGTTCCCGGTACTGGTATAGAAGTTGTAAACAGGGATAGGTTAAAAAATCAAAAGATTGATTACATGATTATTCTTGCTCACAATTTCAAAGATTATATAATGAAATCGTTGAAAGGACAGTACGAAGGAATGTATATTTTAATGTTTCCTGATATACGGATATTATGAGTAGACCAATAAAAATATGTATTGTTTCTACATTTGATAGAAATTACAAAGTTGCAGGACAAACTTTGTTTAATTCAATTAGGAGGCATACTGATTGTACCGGAATAGATTTTAAAGTAATTACGGCAGATGAAGAAGTATTGCAGGAATTTGGTGCGGATAATTGTCACTTTGTTACTGAAAAAATAAAAGACAGATACAAAAATGTCAAATACTGTAAAGAATTACCGGAAGAAAAATACGGAACTTCTTGGTATCGCTATGAAATATTCAGTATGACAGACTATGACCGTGTTATTTGTATTGATTCGGATTGTATTTGTGTTGATGATATTTCTTACCTATTTAGTGAAGAATTAAATGAATATGATTTAATATCCGTTGAAGATCATATTGTTTCAAAAATATTTACTAAACATACTTCTGATTTAGAAAAAGCTGGTTTTCATCTTACTAAACTTAATGATAGAATAGCAAAGGGTAAAATAGATATTCAACCAGCTTTATTGGTGGCAAATAAAACGATTGTAAATAAAGAGTGGTACAATAAATTATTAATTTATGCTAATACTGCACCTTATTCATATTCTATTGACGAGGGTATTTTGAATGATTTTATTTACAAGGAAAACATAAAAATAAAACTGTTGCCTTTAGAATGGGATTATCAAGACCTTTATGCACCTCGTTTGCCTGAACTTACAGTTACCAATCCAATTATTATACATTGCCAGGAATCAAAGCCTTTTAAGAAGTCAAGGGAACAGTTAAAGGAAGTGGTACGAAAATATCATGACCTTTGGTGGGATGAACGTAATTATAAAGGTTCTTGGAAGAAAAACAAACGTATAGAAGGCAAAATATGTATAACAACAACTTTTGATTACAGGTACAAATTTGCCGGGGAAACTTTGTTTAAATCAATTCGTAGGCATACCGATTGTACCGGGATAGATTTTAAAATTATTACAAGTGATCAAAAAGTTGTTGATGAATTTGGTGCGGATAACTGTCATTTTATCACCCCTGAAATTAAAGAGCGTTACGCTAATGTCAAATACACTAAAGACCTTCCAAAAGAAAAATACAATGCTTCTTGGTATCGTTATGAGATGTTTAGTTTTGAAGGGTATGACCGGGTTATATGTATTGATTCCGATTGTATTTGCATAGAAGATATTTCCTATTTGTTTAGTGATGATTTAAGTAAGTATGATTTAATTTCAACCGAAGATATGATTGTTTCCCGTATGTTTAAATGGGATATGCGATCATTGGAAAAGAATTACGGATTGAATTTGCAGGGATTGAGACGAAGAATAGAAGCAGGGCAAACGGATATTCAACCTGCCCTATTAGTAGCAAACCCATCCATAGTAAATAATCAATGGTATCAAAAATTATTAAACTACGCTAATACTACAAATCATTTGTATTCTATTGACGAGGGTATTCTTAACGATTTTATTTACTTGGATAAATTGAAAGTTAAGATACTACCGATGGAATGGAATTATATGGATACGTATGGTGCGCAGATTTTAGAATTGCCTGTACCTGTTAAACCGTATATCGTTCATTGTCAGGAATCAAAACCATTCAAAAACAATAAGAATAATGTCAATCCACGAATACATAAATGGTATAATAAATGGTGGGAAGAAGCTAATTATGGTAAGACTTCAACAATAGTTGTTATCCTTGTTTGGAATAGATTTGAAAACTTGAAGAGGTGGATAAATTGTTGGAATCAGTGCAATAAATACGGTGCTAAAATGGTTGTTATACACAATCAGGAAATTGATAATGATAGGTATTTAAAATTATGTAAAGATAATGAAATAATTTATGTACCAAGAATAAATAAAGGATTTGATATAGGTGCTTTTCAAGATGTATGTAAAGAAAGACTTGCAGGTTTTCCAAATGATTGGAATAATTTGATATGGCTTACCGATGATTGTATTCCTTTATCAAAGGATTTTGTGAAGGCCTATTTAGACCGTTTAACCGATGTAAATATTCCTTGTTATGAAATTTCTAATGAGGTAAAAACACATATACGTACTACCGGGTTTTTCGTAACAAAGGAAATATCCAGTAAGCTGGTATTTCCAAGAGACCCAATAGAAAACAGGGAAGATTGTTACCAGTTTGAACATAAAAGCAAAACCGCTTTTTATGAACAGGTTGTCGCTATGGGGAAAAAGCCGGTAATGATTTCACCGGATTTAAAATCTTCCCCGTTATGGGATACAGGTGTGCGGTGGTATTTGAATTTATTAGATAAGCATGAAGGTACTTTTCAAATTGAAAAAAGTAAGATTATGTCCAATGTAATTGTAAATAGTGTTTTGGATAAGTTGGCTATTGAACACAAATCAGATAAATCTTCAAGGTATCACAATTACGCAGTAAAATACGAAAGAATATTGCAACCATTTAGGGAATCATTTACGTCAGTTTTGGAAATTGGTGTAGCACAAGGACAATCTATAAAAATGTGGGCGGATTATTTCCCAAATGCGATTATTCATGGTGCGGATATTTCCCCGGCATCTCAAATTTGTGAAGAATATTCTGACAGGGTTAAATTTCATATACTTGACCAACGGGATGAAGCACAACTCAAAAACCTTGAACAATTTTCACCTTTTGATTTTATCATAGATGATGGAAATCATTGGTGGATGGAACAAATTCTAACTTTTAAAACACTTTTTCCATATCTAAAACAAGATGGCATCTATATTTGTGAAGATACCACTACTTCTTATTGGAAAGAATACGGGAACAATCCGATTACAGCCATAGAATACTTTAAGACCCTTGTAGATGATGTTCATCTTCGTGGGGCAAGGGGAACTATTCCGGTAAATCCGCCACAGGAATTTGGTGATTTAAGCAAAGGGTGGCATCGTAGGGAAGATTGCCATACAAACGTTCCTTCGTTTGATTCCATACAATTTATGAATGGATTTGTTGTAATTCATAAAAGAGCAGAGTAGTATGGAAGAACGAAAACATAATGAATTTTTTCCAATGCGTACTGCTGTTGAACAGGAACAGGGATTGTTAAATTTACTTGCATATACAGGTCAGTTTTTTGATTTGAAAGAATTGACCATGATTGAAATAGGCAGTTACATAGGGGAATCAACCATGTTGTTTGCAAAGAGGTTTAACTTTGTTTTTTCCATTGACCCTTTTATTGATGATTACCCTGAGAATTATGGTGTTTCTCGGTATGCGGAGTTTGATAAAGTTTATGCTAAATTTTTAGAAAACACAAAAGATTTTAGGAATATTTGGCACGTAAAACAAAAGTCTGATAATGCTGCTTCTATTTTTACATCACGAAAGGTTGATTTTGTGTACATAGATGGTTGTCATACTTCTACAATAATTAGTGAATTACGAAATAAATTACTTAATGATCGTATTGATTACACCGACAGGGGGTCGTCCGAAACAGTTTGAACTGTGTGTACAATGGATGAAGCGACAGACTTACACGGGTAAGGTTGTTTGGATTGTCGTTGATGATTGTGTACCTATTACAACGGATATTATCACGGAAGATTTTCGTGAAAAATGGCACATAATCAAAAGGCAACCAAAACCTGTTTGGAGGAAAGGGTTAAATACGCAAGGTAGAAATTTGCAAGTAGGGGTTAATATTGTAAAAGCGTTTCCGCAAGAATGGATTGAAGCTATATTTATTATTGAAGATGATGATTATTACCGTCCTACGTATTTGGAAACAATGGTAAAGGCATTACAGGGCTTTTCTTTGGCCGGGGAGGTAAAAACGGTATATTATAACGTCAACAACAGATCGTTTAAAATAAACAGTAACACGGCCCATACAAGCCTGTTTCAAGTATGCTTTGCACCCAATGTTATTCCGGCATTTGAAAGTTGCTTTGGTGACAAGTTTATTGATGTTAATTTTTGTAAAAAAATAAATAACAAAAATCTGTTTGAATCCGTACAATTATCAATAGGGATTAAAGGATTACCGGGAAGGGCTGGAATAGGTAAAGGTCACGTGTTGAAAGGAACTCCGGATTCTGATTTGAAAAAGTTAAAGGAATTGTTGGGACAAGATTATAAATATTACGTATAATGAAAAAAGTTGAACATAATCCTATTCTTATAACAGGCGCAGAACGTTCCGGCAGTACAATGATTGCCCGTATTTTAGACCTTTGCGGTGTTTCTTCCGGTAATTGTAACGGTATGTATGAACATATTACGATAACCGAATTTAACAGGGAATATTTGAAAGCGTTTCCATTTGATTTTCCTGAAACAAAAGATATAAATATACCAATTCGTTGGAAAAATGCGGTTGAAGGTGTTTTGGTCGTTGAACAAATATTGGAAAATCCTTGGATGATAAAATCAGCTACTCTTGCCCGTATGTGGCCTGTTTGGAATTATGCCTACCCTGATGCTAAATGGTTGATTGTACGTCGCAGAACAGGGGACGTAATTCAATCATGTTTGAAAACTGGGTATATGCGTACTTTTAAGGGTGCGGAAAACCTTGATAAATTAGGTCTTGTGCGTGAAGATGATGGTTGGTTATGGTGGGTGCATGAATACGAAAAGAAATTTGTTGAAATGATTGAAGCCGGATTGAATTGCCGTATCGTATGGCCTGAACGTATGGTTACAGGTAATTACCAACAAATGTATGAAACAATAGAATGGTTAGGATTGAAGTGGAACAATGATATTCCAAAAGTTATTGACCCGTTATTAAATAAAAGCAGGGAGGTGTTTTATGAGAACAACTGTACAGTTAGTTAAAGATATTCTTGATGATACCGCATTGACGGATAATCAGATTACAAGTTACATAGGTAGTGCGAATGTATTTGTAACGGATGCTTTAGGCACAACGTTAAGTGTGGCTGTTTTGGCTGAAATTGAACGATGGTTGACGGCACACATGATAACTTGTACACGTGAACGGTCAGCTATAAAAGAAGCTGCCGGTGGGGCTTCAATTCAATATACCGGGGCTTGGGGTGCGGGGTTGCTTTCTACTTCCTATGGTCAAATGGCTGTTGCGTTGGATACGACGGGTACGTTAGCGGATATTGCAAAAACAAAATCTGCTGCATGGGTTAAAGCTGTTCCTAATTTTGATTAAGCTATGACAACGTACAAAGGAATTGAAAAGGTAGCAAAACGGTTCTGTGTTGAAACTTGCGTCTATTGGGGAAACCCGGTAAATGATGGGTATGGTGGATTTACTTTTGATGCACCGGTTGAAATAAAATGCCGGTGGGAGGAAAAAACAGAAGTTGACGTAGGATGGTTTTCAACAGGGTTTCCCGGTAACTTGTTCTTATCCAAGGCTTCGGTAATGGTACTTCAGGATTTGGATTTGCAGGGGTATTTATATCATGGCAGTTTAGCTGATTTTGACAGTTTGGTGGATACTTCAAAACCTATTGATATTGCCGGGGCGTATGTAATACATAGGTTTGATAAAATACCTATGGTACGGAAAACGGATGAATTTGTAAGAACTGCTTGGTTGTATGATCAGGGCAAATAAATAAGGGCATGGCACGAGTAAGAATGACATCAAAAAGTTTTAATATTCCAGGGGCAGTAAATCCTAAGAGTGGAAAAGGCTACCCATCAATGGGAAAATTTGGTTATGGTCAAGTTGGTATTACCGCTCGTGTTGTAGGTTTGAATAATGCCCTTAATGGATTAAATAATATGATTGCCGGGATATATGGCAGATCGGAAATTGGTTTAATTAAAGCTGCTGAATATTTACATGAACAAACTGAAACTGTCCCACCTACCACACCAAAGAAAACCGGAAGGTTAAGGAAATCATGGTACACACAAATAATTCATGGTTCAACTTCCGGCCCTGTAATTGAAATAGGGTACGATATAAACGGTGACAAAGGTGCTCCTGAAAAAGCTCCTTATGCTTTATACGTACATGAAATGACGCAACCACCCTATACAGAACCTATTGATTGGACGGAACCTGGTTCAGGCCCACAATGGTTTCAAACGCACGTTATGACGGATAAGTTTGCTATGGCAGAAATTATTAAGGAAAATATAAAAGCTGGTTTATGAACTCAAGTGCAGAAGATATTAAAGATATGCTTGAAACGTATTATAGTTCAACTGAAGCACTATATAGCGTTTTTGTAGGTCGTGAACCGGCTGAACCGGCTAATACGATTACTATATTTGAAACTCACGGAACACACCAATTAACTTTTGACAAAGATGAAATATACGAATACCCATCCGTACAAATACGGATACGGTCAACGTCATATACTGAAGGATGGCAGATAGCAGAATCCATCAAAACTATCCTCCATGGCCGGGCAAATGAGACATGGAATGGCGCATTTTATACCTTGATTCGTTGTATAAGTGGCCCGTTTTTACTGGACTACGACAAGAATCAAAGGGTACGGTTTGTTGTGAATTTTTATCTTCAACGAAGGTAACAAATTATTAAAAGGAGGTAAATTTAATTATGGCAAGTAACGCTATTGCAGGTGTCGGAACCGTATTTCTTCGCTGGAGTGGTTCCGCTTGGGTTGCTTTGGCAGAGGTAAATAGTATATCCGGCCCAACAATGACAAGAGATTTCATTGACGTGACTTCTTTGGATTCAACTGGGGGTTACAGGGAATTTATTACGGGTTTCCGTGATGCTGGAACTGTAAGTTTGACTATGAACTTTACCAGAACAACTTATGATCTTTTAAAAACTGACTTTGAAAACGATACTGCGGTAAACTATCAGATAGTTTTGCCGGATACGGTGGCAACATCGTTTGAGTTTTCAGGGTTGGTTACTGAAATTCCGTTGGAAATTCCTACGGATGACAAAGTAACGGCTAACGTGACTATTAAAATCAGTGGTCAGGTTGTCGTTAATTCAGGTAGTGATTCCGCTTAACCTTAAAAGTTTATACACTAATCAAGTGTTTTGTTTTTTATTTATAAATTTACAAAAAGTTAATCAAAAATGAAAGAAATGATTTTATTAAACAGGGAAGCCCTTTTGCAAAAGGATGATTTAAAATTAGAAAAAGTAGAGTTGACAAGGGGTTATGTTTTTGTCCGTGAAATGACCGGGCATGAAAAAGATGTTTGGGAACAATCCATGTTGAAACAGAAACCGTCAGGTGACAGGAATAAAGCGGTTGAATATGAAACAACCCTTGAAGATTTCCGGGCAAAACTGGCAGTTGTAACGGTTTGTGATGCTGATGGCAATCTTATTTTTAAACCGGAAGATGCACGTTCATTGAACAAGGTTATGAGTGCTTCCAATATGGAACGGATAATTACGGTTGCACAAAAGTTGAACGCAATAACTGAAAAGGATAAGGATGAAATGCTAAAAAACTCCGAAGCCGTCCGGGACGGCAATTCTATTTCAGACTCTGTCGAGAGTTAAAAATCTTACACCCTGATTACTTGTTAAAAGAATTGACAAGTACACAACTTGCAGAATGGGAAGCGTATGATAAAATAGACCCAATCGGGGAATGGCGAAGTGATTTCAGGATTTCATATTTGACATGGATTGTTACAAATCTTGCGATTCAAATACATGGTAAAAAAGGTGCTGAACAAACAAAAATAGACGATTTTATTTTGAAATGGGATGCCGGTGAAAAGGAAGAAAAAGTACAAACCGTTGAGGATATGCGAAATGTATTACTTGGGATTGCTGCAAGGCAGAATAAATCACAAAACAAAGTAAAGAGACCACCACCTAAAAGTTTGGAGAAATGAGTACATTAGGGCAAATGTCAATTATCGTTGGCGTAACAACGGTAGGGACACAACGAGCGGTTCGTGAAATTCAGTTATTGGAAGCTACCGTAAAAAAGGCACAGGTAACAATGCTTTCAGCAGGTCGTGCAATGACGCAATTCTT